TTCCTCTGGAACAACGTCGTCAAGCCGGTCTGGCAGGGTATCTCCACGACTATCTCCACGGTCGTGAATTTCCTGTCCAATACTGTCTTCCCGAAGATCAAGACCGCGATTGACAACGCCAAGTCCGGTTTCGATAATTTCAAGTCGGGCGTGCAGACGGCGATGAACGCCATCAAGGGGGCCGCAGCGAAACCGATCAACTTCGTGATCGGCACAGTTTATCGAGACGGCATCAAGAAGGCGTTCGACACGATCGCTGAGAAGGTCGGCCTGTCCTTGCGCCTGCCGAGCGTGAGCACGATCCCGGGATATGCCTCGGGTGGCCAGTGGCGGACAATGACGCCCGGCTACACGCCGGGCAGGGATGTGTTCCATTTCTTCTCGCCCGATGGCGGAGGGGCTCTGCGTCTGTCGGGCGGTGAGGGGATCATCCGGCCGGACTCGCTGCGGGCCCTGGGCGGCAAGCCTTGGCTGGACCGGGTCAACGCCTCCCGGGGCAAGGGCCTGGCCAATGTCGGTGACACCGGCACGAGACGCGGTCAGGTTGCCTTCGCCAAGGGAGGCATCTGGGACCGTGTCAAGGGATCCGTGTCCTCGTCGATCAACTGGGTGAAAAGTACAGCCTCAGCGGTCGCGGATATAGTCTCCGACCCGATCGGTGCGGTCACTAACCTCGTGATTTCCCCAGCGAAGGAGCTCCTCAAGTCTGTCGGCTCAAGCTTCTGGGCGCAGACGGTGGGCGCGATGCCGCCCTTGTGGTTCGAGTCGCTGAAGAACATCTTCAAGTCCAAGACCGAGGCGGCAGGCCTATCCGGCGGCTCCGGTCTGGTCGGGGCCGCACGCAAGGCAATAGGTGTGCCCTACGTCTGGGGTGGCAGCTCGATCCCACCGGGCCTGGACTGCAGCGGCCTTGTCTACTGGGCCGCGAAGCAGCTCGGCCTGGGCTGGCCGAGGCTGACGGCGGCCGGATACCAGTCCGGGTCGACGCCAATCTCCTGGAGCGCGGCCGTGCCCGGCGACCTCCTGTTCTGGGGCTCGCCGGCTCACCACGTCGCCATCTTCGCCGGCGGCGGCAAGATGGTTGAGGAGCCCAGGGAGGGGCTGTCCGGCCGTGAGATCTCCATCTGGGGCTCGCCAACAGTCGGCCGCTACGGCGGCGCCCGGAAGTACGACGCCGGCGGCTGGCTGCCCCCGGGTGCACACACCGCGGTCAACCAGACCCGCAGCCGGGAGGCCGTCCTGACCTCACGACAGTGGTCAGATGTCTCCAGGCTCGCCGCCCAGGGGGCCTCGAACGAGGCTCTGCTGGCAGGTCTGGACGGAACGGAGGTCCGCCTCGTCGTCGATGACTCCACAGCGCTGGACGCACATGTTGAGGTTATCGCCGCCGGGGTCCTGGATCGCCGCGCACGGACTCTGGGAAGGGGACGACGCTGATGACCCGGACGAACCTCCTGCTCAACGGGGCATTCGGTAGCGGAGTGGCCGGATGGACTGCCGAGCAGGCGGCGATCTCCGCAGACTCTGGGCGGATGCGGGTGATCCCGTCGTCGAGCTCGTGGACGGTGTCCTCGGACTCGACGGCAGTGCCCCAGGGCCAGTGGGTGTCCCTGGCTGCGGACATCACCGCCGGCGATTCCCCGGTGGACCTGTGTCTGCGGTTTGCCGGCACGGACGGTCCGGTACCGAGGGTATCCGCTCCAGCCGGGAGCACGGGCCGCGTTGTCGTGACCGCGCAGGCACCGGCTGGCGCCACCACGGTGCAGGCGGCCCTGTCCGCTTCAACCGGCGGTGTGGCGGCTGCCTATCCCCCGCTCTCGTCTCGGGACGCGTGGGTGCTGGGAGCGGCGGTCCAGGCCGCTGACGGGGTCGCCGCCGGGGCCTGGGTCGTGCCGGCAGGGGCCGACGTGTCTGACGGGAAGGCGGTTGTCACCGGCACTCTCAGCATGGGTGTCCCAGCGGCGACTGTCGCTGGCCACACCCTGGGCCTGTCGTGGAGTGCCTCGACGACCGTGGCCGGAACTTTCGTCCAGCGAGGCGGCTTCTACGGTGTTACTGCCGACGGCGTCTTCAAGAAGTCCTACCTTGCCAGGGGCTTCCAGGGGCTGACGGAGACGGAGACCGCTTACAAGGATTCCGTCGCTATCCCTTCAGCCGAGACCCTGGCGGAAGACGGCGTCGAGGTCATCTACCCGGTCGTCTTCCTCGCCGCAGGGGTGACATTCACCCGCGTCGAGGTGGTGGACGAGACCGCCCAGACCCTCTGGGCCGACAACGCGATCCTCCAGATCGGGGACGCGCAGAGGGACGTGTCGGACACTTCTTTCTTCGACGGCGACACCAGTCCGGTCAGGATCGGCGACACCGGGAAGGCGCTGGTCTACTCGTGGACCGGGGTGCCTGGAGGCTCTCCGTCGCGTGAAGAGGTCGGCCGGTGGCCGATCTTCACCCTGACCGCGATCATCCCCGACGGCGACGCCCCAGTCGTGCAGGTGATCGTGCCCGGCCTCTACGCACGATCGGGGACCCCGGTGAAGGTCACCGGCCACACGCCGGACGGGTTCTCCTGGACGGTGCGTGGCAGCGGCAGCATGGGCAGCGGTTCTCAGCTGGTGCTCGGTGACGCGCTTGCGCCTGTCAATGTGCCGTTGACGTACCGCATCGTGCGGCCTTGGGACGGGCAGACGGTCGAGTCGACGCCGGTGACACGCCCGTGGTCGGGTCGGTCTCTGATGACTGATGTCATCGGGGGCGGCCGTCTGGACCTGATCTGGCAGGGAGACGACTCTCGTGCGCCGGACCAACGGATCACTGCTCACGAGATCCCTGGGCGCTCGACTCCGGTGATGGTTTTCGCCCCAGCCATGGGGGCTGGCACAGTCTCGCTGACGGCCCGCACGAGCGGGGCTCACACGCAGACGATGACGGCTCTGGCCGCCCGCCCGACTATCGCGCTCCTGTTCCACAATCCCGCCAGGTGCTTCCAGTGCCGCCGCGGAGTCTGCGACGTGCCACTGACGACGGTCATGGCCCTGACCTCGGTGTCGCAGGCACGCACACCCCGCCAGGACCAGGCGGAGCGGGCATGGACCCTGAAGGGAACCATCTGCTCGGTCCCGGAGCCGCAGCGCATTGTCGGTCTGTCCGTCTGGGACGACTTCGACGCGGCGGCTCTGACCTGGACCCGTCTCGACGCCATGGGCCTGTCCTGGGACGACTTCGACGCCACGATCTGGCAGGAGGTTCGGTAACCGATGCTCCAGCGCCCCAAGATCCCCGCCGATGCCCTGAGTAGCGCATTCTCTTGGGATGCTCGCGTGGACTCATGGCTCGGCCGGACCTGGCTGGGCCAGGTGCCTGTCAAAGCCGGCTCCGTCACCTGGACGACCAGCCAGCAGGTCCAGGGCACCCTGAGCCTCACGGTCCCCAGAATCGGGGCGGCGGGCCAGGACGAGGACTCCCGCGACTGGACCCCGCTCGCACCGGACTCTCCGTTAGCGGCTATGGGGCAGGTCCTCCACGTGCAGGTGACCGTCGCCTCCCTCGTCTCCACCGACCGCTGGGATGTCCCCCTCGGCCGCTTCCTCATCACCCAGTGGGAAGTAGGGGAAACCGACATCCGCGTCACGGGTAAGTCGTTGCTCCAGCACCTTGAGGACGACCGCCTGACCTCGCCAACCGTCCCCTACTCGGGCGGCACACTCGCCTCAGAGCTGCGCCGCCTGGTCGGCGGCCACATGGGCGTCATCGTCAGTGACGCCCTCACCAACCGGGCCTGCCCCTCCATGTCCTGGGGAGAGTCCCGCATCGACGCCGTCTACGAGCTCACCGACGCCTGGCCGGCCCGCCTGCGCGAGGGCCCCGACGGCGTCCTCTACGTCCTGCCGCCCATTCCGTCTATCACCGAGCGCCCGGAGACAACCCTGACAGACGGCGAGGCCGGCACCGTCATCGGCGTCACCCGCCAAGGCTCCCGAAACGGGATCTTCAACCGCATCGTCGCCCGAGGACAGGAGCAGGATGATGCTGGGCAGCCGCGCTTCCAGGCCATTGTCGACCAGACCACCGGCCCCCTACGCACCTCCGGCCCCTACGGCGTCATCACCAAGTTCTTCAGCTCGCCCCTCATCACTTCCAAGTCCGCAGCCTTCGACTCCGCCGTCACGATGCTCGCCACCTCGGTCAGGCAGAAGACCACGGTCCCCGTCACCCACGCACCAAACCCGACTCTCACTCTAGACACCCCGGTCGAGCTCATCACCGCCAACATCGACGGCGCTGCCAAGATCAACCAGTGGGGAATCGTCACCTCAACCGAGATCCCCCTCGTCTACAGCGGGACGTCACGCTCCGACATCGAAGTGGTGACCACAACATGAGCCTGCCCATCCTCGACCTCCTCAACTCCACCCCAGCAGACGAAGGCCCCCGCCCAGGCTCCGACCACGCCATGGTCGCCGTCGCCCGCGTGCTCGACGTCGCCAACGGCGGCACCACAGTCACCGTCTCCCTCCTTGGCTCCGCTGGAATCACCCTGCCGGCCACCGTCTCCACCTGGACAGGCGTCGAAACTGCCTACGTTCTCCTCGACCCATCCACCGGACGCCCGATTCACGTCCTCGGCCCAGCCCCAGCCCCAAAGATCGCTCCAGTCTCCTTCAAACCACCCAAGGCCACCACCCGCACCGTCACCCGCACCGCCTACCCCATCTGGACCGGCACCCACGCCCCAGCCGGGTGGAACCGCTTCGGCGCCGCCATCGTCGGCCACCCCCGCGACCTCAACCAAGGAGACGCCGGCACCGGCACCCTGACAGGCCTAGCCACCTACGGCCAGCAGATCCCCGCCATCGGCGCCACCAGCATCACCCGGGCCACCCTCACCGCAACCGGCAACGGCGCCAACCCCAACACCTGGAACGCAGTCTTCCAGTGCGCCACCTACACCGACGACGGCCCCCAAGCCACCGGCCCCCAGGCCACCGGAACCATCACCAACAGCCAAACCAGCAGCATCGATGTCACCGCGCTCGCGGACGGCCTGCTTGCGGGCCATGGGATCGCTCTGGTGGGCGCCGTCTACGGCGGTCTCCGCGGACAGGGTGACTCGATGGTGCTGTCCCTTCAGTGCGAGGTTGAGTCATGAGCGGAGGCTGGTCGGTGTGCGGCCTGTGCGGCGTCGTTGTCGCCGATATTCCTGGTCACGTCTATTGGCACGAGACCGGAGCACTCGAGCTCATCGCCGAGATAGTCGAGGAGCTCCAACAAACACCGAAATCCGATGCGGGTGAAAACACCCGAGCAGATGAGTCAGAGTCAACAGATTCCACGACCACCCCCTCAGAGGGAGAGGAGTAATCGCATATGCCATCGATTGACGTCAGAGGCCACCTGGTGCCAAATGGGAGCGAACCGGCGTCCAGGCAGTCCCTTCTGGACCTCTCTCGCTCAATTCCGTCGGTTAAGGCGTGCGCCTCGGAAGCGGCTGCCATCCAGCACATCAATGCCCTCAAGGCTGCCGGGGCCAAGGTCACCGAGGACAACCCTGTGTTCGTGTGGCGTACGGACATCAAGGCTCTCCTGGTGTGGGACGGTCTCCACTGGGCCGGAACCAGCCGGTTCCGTATCGAGACCCAGCAGGTCGGGGATGTGGGAATCAGCTACACACAGCCCGGCCCTCATGAGCTCAGCATATTCAAGGCCGGCCGTATCGCCGGCTTCACTGACAGCTTGAACTACGGCTCGGGATGGTTTCCCTACCAGCATTTCCCCGACCCCTTCCCGAATGCCTGCATAGCGGTCGTGTTTCAGCCGATCTGGAACAATGCGGTCAAATGGAACTTTACCTCGATGACGCCACCCGCTGTGTACGACCTCGACCGAACGGGGTTCCGGGTCATGTTCCCCAATGAGAAAGACAGGTCTCGGGCGCACGCGCTCATGTGGATCGCCGTCGGGTTCTGACTGCGCCCGCTTTTCTCTACCCCGCGCCAGTCTGGTGGCGGGGTTTTCTGTACCCAGAATCAGGAAGGATTTGTATGTCTGTCGCGTCAGTCGCAGCCAGCATCGCGCGCCGTATCTGTGATGTGGAGGATGTGGGATATAGCCAGCCCGACCGAAGGACGTGGTACTCGGAGGCGGACTGGGAGGGGCACGTCAAGAGCCCACAGAACGCCGACTGCTCCAGCTTGGTGTGCGGGGCCGTCAATTATGGTTTGCATGACGCTCTTGGCGTCCCCTGGGGGCACAAGGCTCTGCTCGAAATTGATGACTTCTGGACAGGCAATATGAGGGAAGGTCTGGAGGCCAGGGGCTTCCAGGAGGTGCCCTGGGAGGACACCAATCTTTACCCGGATGGTGGTTTCCAGACCGGCGACGTTGTCCTCTCGGTAGCCAGCGAGGGCGGCAAGAAGCATGTCGTCATCATCACCGACGCCGCCAACGACCTCCTCAGCGAAGCCTGGATCGCCGAGGACGGATCGGACGATGGTGTCCTGGGTGATCAGACCGGGGTTGAGACCAGGACCGTCTCCTACTCCTCGCACCCGTACACCAGGTCGGGGGCCTGGACGAGCTGTCATCGTTTCAACAGAGACCGGTTCCTGGCCCAGTGGCCGGAGTTCGCCAAGAAGACCCCAGCCCCCAACCCCACGCCGGCCCCCGCGCCAGCGACACCGTCGATGCCGGCTCATGCTCACGGTATTGACGTCTCCTCTTACCAGGAGGGGATCGACATCGCGGGCCTGTGGGCGGACTTCGTCATCGTGAAGTGCACTGAGGGCGATGGGTACACGAACCCGTGCATGGGTGCGCAGGCCCAGGCGACCTTGAGCAGCGGCAAGCGATTGGGGCTTTATCATTTCGCCCGTCCCGGCGACGTCTCCGACCAGGTGCGGTACTTCCTGGCCGCTGCCAAGCCCTATCTCGGGCGGGCGACCTTGTGGCTGGACTGGGAGGACGACGCCCCGGCCCAGGGACCGGGGTGGGCTCTGGCGTGGCTCGACGCCGTCGCGGCGGCTACCGGCACGACGCCGGGCATCTACATGAACGGCTCCACTGTCAACGACTACGACTGGGCGGCCGTCGCCGCGAGGTACCCGCTGTGGTACGCCGACCCGACGAACTACAACACCACCTACATCGGCTACATCGACCCGACTGTCCCCTCGCTTCGGTTCTGGGGGCAGCCGTTGGTTCACCAGTACTCCCAGCGGGGGCGCCTGGCCGGCTACGGCGGGGCGCTGGACTTCAACCGGCTTCGCGACAGGTCCGTCTGGGACCGGATGAGGACGGCGGGCTCCGTGTCTCCGTCGACTCCCGCCGCGCCGGCCGCGTTGGTTGTGGACGGTGAGTATGGGCCCGCCACGCTTCGTCGTCTCTGGGAGGTCATGGGGGCGGTGGGCTACCCGGAGGTGTTCGCGGTGGCGAACCTGAGGCGCTACCTGAACAAGGCAGTGCCAGCGCACTCGCAGCGCATGCTCACGGGGGCGGACAGGCTGCCTGAGGACCGGGGCTGGGACGCTCAGCTGTTCCGTGTCTTCCAGTACTGGGCGTGGTGCTGGGTCCGGCCGGTCTCCAGCTCCTGGAGCACTTTCGCGCCCGGCTGGAGCTTCGGTGAGTTCATCGACGGAGAGGCGGGCCCCGCGACCTGGGCGGCGCTCCAAGAGGCCCTCAACCGCTCCAAAACGGCCTCGTTCAGGCTCATGTAACAGCCCAGGAGCAGCCCCCCACAACACCACTCACTCAGTCACCACAGCTACCGCAACCGACATCCCAAGAGCTAAGAAGGATCACAATGAAGTCACTCATCTCGGACCCGTTCATCACGACCGTCGTCCTAGGCATCATCTGGCCCCTCATTCAGGCGGCCCTGGACCGCCCCTGGTGGACCCGAGGCCGCCGTGTCACCCTCGTCATCGTGGCCGGCGTCGTCCTGACAACCGGCGCGTGGGCCATCAGCGCCTACCCCCTGGCGATCGAGACTCTGGCTGCCCAGACTGGCCGCTTCCTCGGTTTCGCCTGGCTCGCGTTCCAGGCCCTGTCCCGAATCAAGATTCACGGCATCACCGTGATCGAGTGGGCCGGAATCCTCACCCCCGGCGGCGAGACCCGCACCGACTACACCCCCCGCCACGCAACCGGCGCCCAGGGTGGGACGGAGCTCTGATGAACACCGTCATGCCGTCGCACCCCTTCGTGGAGATCTTCTCCTCGCAAGAGGTCGCGGCGGCGGCGGGCGTCTTCCTCCTGGCCGTCATCGGCCTGGCCACGATGGGCGTGCGCTGGGCGCGCACCTGGGTCGAGACTCAGATCGGAGCCCTGCACTCGCAAGTCGCTGAGGTGGGGGACCGAGCCAAAGGAGCTAGAGAGGCTGCCGAGCAGGCAGTGGATGCCACCACCAACAGTCACGGCACCCACATCCGCGACGACCTCGACGAGGTACGAGACGCCGTAGACACGATCCTCAGACGGATGGACGCAGCCGAGCTCGCCCGGATTGAGGAGCGCGACACTCGCGAAAGACGGGACCGCCGTGCCGAAGACCAGATCGACGGGATGCGCGACGACATCCGCAGCCTGACCGCCTCCGCCGAGCGCGCCCACGCCCGCCTCGACGAGCGAGTCACAGCATTGGAGGCAGCCAAATGATTGCCGACGCCATCGCCCGCGCACTCACCCAGTGGACGCCAGAAGACCCCGCCTCCTGCGACCCCGCATGGGCCGAGACGATGCGCCAGGACCTCGAGCAGGCCCAGAAACTGATCGCCGAAGCCCTCGCCAACCTCAGCCAGCCAGGTTCATGATCTGTACCGTCCAGGCTAGATTGGGGCCCCTCCAGCCAACGGCTGGAGGGGCCCCAATCTCGTCTTGCTGTCCGGGACTCTCCACAGTCCGCCGATAGCCTGCTCCTCACACTCAACCAATGGCTACACAACGGGCCACACCCTCTCTGTAGTATGCGAACGACACGCTAGCATCACCCGCATGATCCCAAAGGAAAGTCGATGTCCCCCTGATTGATTGCATGAATCATCGCCGGACTTTTAATCCGAAGGTCGTGGGTTCGAGCCCCACAGGGGGTACCGCACTGGCCAGTGGGGACGGGAGAACTCTCCCATGGTGAGCCGGGCTCGATCGACGCCAACCCAGATGGCCGGATGCGAGCGCAGGTCACTCAGCCACAGGACATAGCCGACTCTGAGGGCCTAACCTTGCGGATCGCAGACCGCTCCGGGGACTCACCGTCCAACCTCCGAGGCGGCTTCATCATTTTCCGCTTGCAGCGGCGTCGAGCACGCGACCGACGTAGCTGCCGAACTTCTCGGTGATGCTGCCGTGGTCGTCGTTGGGCCACTCGCTCCAGGTGTGACCGAAGCCCGCCGATCGGTAGTAGGCCAGGCTGTTGCGGGCGTGCCCGCTGCCATCGAATCCGTCGAGGCTGTTGGCGGGCACGTCACGGATTCCGGTCACCCAGTTCAACGAGAGCCGTTCCTTGGCGCCTGAGGAGAAGGCGGCCTTCTCCTCAGGCGCGTCGCCGCCCCCGAAAAGCAGGAAGCCCCCGCCCGCCATGCGCTCGGCGTAGGCCGGGAAGAACCACTGGCTGATGAACTCCGAGCCGCCGGAGTAGCCCACGAGCCAAACCCGATCCGTGGTGGCGCCGCACCCGGCGACCACGTAGTCGAGCGCCTGCTCCAGGTAGCGGACCTTGCCATCCTGATCCTCCAGCCACCAGGATCCGTCGTCTCCGGGAGCACGCACCGAGACCACGTCGTACCCGCGAGCGCTCGCCGCCTCGACGACTCCCCCGGCGCCGGCCAAGCCACCGCGGGACCTCTCGCCCCGGTCCAGATTCCCTTCACTGTGGAAGGGCTGCCCGTCGCCGTCGAGGTAGACGACCAGTCCGACCGGCACGTCCGTGGCCGCGTAGAAGATGCAGTCGGAGGTCTCGTCCTCGTCGTCGGTGTAGGAGAACGCGGCAGGAACCGACAGGTCTCCCGGCGTCGGCCGCAGGCTCGACGCAACGCCGGCCCCGCGTGAGCGCAGGTGCGAGGGCGAAGTCGAGTGCGTTGCCGCTCGCTGCACCCCCCGAGAAGCGCAGCCGGCCAGGATGAGGCCCGTCATCACGCCGGTCAGGGCTCGCCGCGAAAGGTGCGCCGCCACGCTCTCCAC